TTCCAGCTGTTAATGTTGCGCTTCCAATGAAGTCGGTTACAGCACCACCTTGAATTTGTAGTTGCTTGGCAGCCGTATTGATGATAAGGTTACCCTTCTCAACAGTGACGTTTCCAGCCTCTTCAATTCTCAAGAGAGCATCTGTTCCGATATCGTTATCACCACAGATTAACAGGTCATCTGCTGCTGCAGCATTGTCAATACCCATGCTGTAATTCTGACCACCGCTAATCTGGAAACGAATTCCAGGGTTACCGGAGGATGTGCCACCTACAGCAGCCTCAAAGAATGCGTCAGAATTTGCAGATGTATTGTCACTATTTGTAACTTCAACGGTTACTTCTCCAGCAGCCGATGAACGTACTGCTATGATATCCCCAGCGGTCGCTTGAATATCGCCGACATCAACTACAAAATCACCTGTTCCTTTAGGGCTAACAGTGATAGTAATATCAACGTCAGTCCCATCCGCATCGATATCATCGCCTGAAATGGTCAAACCAGCGGCTAGATCACTTGTAGCGTAGCTAAGAGCCGTTACTGCCCCATCAGAATTGATCTGTGCAACTTCAACGCTTGCGCTATCTTCAAATGAGACCTTGTTTGCAGCCGAGGCATCACCCATTTGGATCGACATATTTTGGCCAGCGGTGGCCCTGATCTCCATTGCCGTTGCAGCTGGTGCAAGATATAGAGGGGATGTAACGCTAGTTGCTAAGCTGATAGCCGCGTCCATATTGATTGTAACAGTGCTACCAGCACCAGCAGTTGCAATGTTAGTGCCACCTGCCCATGTGATAACGCCAGCAGCAGTTGGAACAGCATTGCCGCTATCTGTAGCAGCTGTATCCATCGCCAGACCGCCGCCAGACAGGCTTACGACGCCGTCTACGACAGAGAATTGTGAAGAGTTAAATTGCGCATCCCCCTGCACTTTTGTGCTGGCGGATATCAGGCCAGTGTAGGCCAAAGGGTTCTTATCGCTCATGTGTGTGTCCTATGATTATTTTAAAACCTGTTGATTTTCAGGTTTGTTGTGAAAAAGATTGACTCTTTAATATTGAAGTTTTAGAATTGAACTAAACAAGGAGAAGTAAAGTGATATTGCTAGCTGTTAGTCTGGTTATTATTTACTATGTAAATAAGGAATATGATTAAAATGATAATTTTATCATTATTGATGATGATTGTTGCGGTTTATCTTTTATTTTGTGGACGCTGATTGTTCTTCAGGAAGTGTTTCAAAGAAATTTTCGAAGTCAATACCAGACATTTCTTTCGCAGCTTCTGGTGACACTTTACCAATTTCAATGATCATTTGATCATAAACTCTTTGTACAATAGCAGGCGATCCACGTTGAAGTCCGTTTACAAATCTTGCACTCAGATTTTTGAATCTTGAATTTGTGATCATTTGTTGAGCTAATTTTCTTCCAGCAATCGGACCAATAACTTTTTTAAGCATTGGATAATTTCCAGTTGAAATAGCTGAAATAAGAATGCCACGCTCTCCCTGAGAAATTAAATGTTCCGCGATATTTGGCCCCATACGTTCAGCTAAATTTGCATAGTTTCCATACAATCTATTAGTCATGCGAAAATCTGCGCCCAATTCTGGAGATATACTATTCATTGCAACTTGTAAATCTTCTTTCAAAGTGCCTAATCTTGCTTCGCCTCGTTGAACATAATAATTTAAATTCTGCCAAAAATCCATTATGTCTGAGCCTGTCATCTCAGTACTCAAAAAATCATTATAATCCTGCATGATTCTATTTCGTTGCTCAGCAGGCATTTTGGAAAGTCGATTTGAAAGTCGATTAATAAGTCGCGATGATTCTTGACCGGAAAGAGGCGTTTGAGCGGCAGGAGTACCACGCAAATTATTCCATACACGTCCAAGAGCTTGTCTTGTGGTATCGAAAGCCTCGGCAGTTCTCCCACCCTTAGATGAAATATCTGTTAAAAAGTCCCTAACAGCACCTCTTTCGCCCAGAGCTAAATTTAACTCTTGTTCTGTTAGTCCTTGTTGTCGAGCAAATTCCATCAATGCTTGCTGATCCGCTGCCCCTTGAGTCGGCAAAAATCTGTTTGGAATCAACTTTCCAAGATCTGGACCCACTGTTCCAAGAATCTCTAATAAATTTTGACCTAACTCGCCAAGGCCAACTTGTTTCCCTGTTTCGCCTAAAGTTCCACCTAATGCACCACGACCCAAAGAAGCCACAGGTTGACCGCCTAATGCATACATTTCTGTTCCTAGCCGTGCAGTACGCTCTAAAGCACCGGATAAAGCCCCAGTCACGCCTTCTTCGCTTGTAGGCAAATATTCTTCGAGAAGACCTTCAAAAGCTAATTCTCTATCTTCTCTTTCTGCCGGTTCTCTATATGGTCTCCCCCCGGGTCCGAATGCTTCGAATGCGGTTTGAGGTCTATCTAATGGCTTTTGCTCTGGCACAAACAGATTTCCAAAACGACCAATATTTTGAAAACCTTTTATAGCCCCTTTTACTGGAGCACTAAGTAACGATCTATACCAAGAAACCCGATCTTCTGGCTCTTCGGGAATAATAGAGTTGATATATTCTATATCTTCATCTGTAGCTTTGAATTTATCGTTTACTGCCATCTAGATCTTTGCTCTTTAGTAGGTCTTGTGTAACCAAGTTTTTTGGCTTTTTCAATTAACTTTTCAGAGTCGACTTTACCATCTTTTCCCTTGAAATCATTAGACATAATGGCAATTGTTAAATCAGTAAGCATAGTGCCTGCTGGAACTTTTTTATTTATATCTTTTTTAAGCTTTTCAACACCTTTTTCTTGTTCATAAAGCATTCTAGTTTTATAAGATGTTTCTTTTAATATTTCATCTGATTCTGGTTTAATTGCATCATAAGCCCTACGCTCAACATCATTTCTTACATATCCGTATTTTTGCATATCGTCAGAAGCTATTTTATCATAAGCTGTAATGTAAGCTTTTCCTAGTTTTAGATCCCCTTCTTGCATTACTTGTTTGGCTAAAGCCGATATTTGAGGATCTCCAACTTGGGCCGATAATTGCGTTATTCGCTGCTCCAACCATTGGTTTTGTGCTCTAGCTGAAAGGCGCTGCATGTTTCCAAAAAAGAATTCCTTTCCTGCTTGGCTCAATTGGGTTCCAGCTTCATTCATTAGCTCAGGAATTCCCAATCGTTGGGCTACATTTGACCATGATAAAGGGCCAGTATCCCCGCTTTCAATGGCTTGTCGTGATAGAGCTAATGCTGATTCTTGAGAATCAAGTCCACGTCTTATGCCAGAAGCAAATTTTTCGGATTCTGCAGCCCCCTTGGAATGATATTTTCTGTCAGCTTCAAATTTGCGTTGTGCTTGTTCTTTTTTCTTAAAAGCCGCCTCTCCTAACCTATTATGTTCAGGAAATCGACTTAAAATTAATCCTGTAATTTGTTCGTCTGTTAAATTACCTAGATTTTCTTGACTTTCAATTACAATTCCCTCTTCCATAGGTTGTGATTGAGCATTAGCTATATTTTGTATCGGGGAAGAAGTTGTTTCTTTTTGTCTTGTTAAAAGCGGTTCTTGAGCTTGTCCAGGCAAAGTAATGCCTAAGTTGCTCAAATAATCTTGTGAAGCTGTCTGTTTTAGTTTTTCTTTTTCTTGTGTCAACGCCAAATCATATAAAAACTTTGACTTTAGCTGTTCCTGCTGGGCCACCTTTTGCCTCTCTTCCATGGCTCTTTGTAGAGCCGTCTGATACTGAGATTGCCCGTACTGAGAAATTCCCTGTCCAAGTGCTTGTCCTAAGGCTGTGATCCCTTGTCCGAGTCCTGCGTCTTTTTGGTAGACTATAGCCATTAATAGCGCCTCGCCATTGTATTAGCGGCTTGATTCATTCCGTAAGCACCGATACCAGCGCCAGCTAATTGACCCCCAAGTCCGATTAGAGGACCTAGGATTCCACTACTTTGAGAGATCAAAGGCTCAAATGTTCTTTGCTGAGCAATGGGATTTAGAAGATTTAGCGCGTTAAGCTGATTTTGTTGTCCCTGCTGATAGAATTGACCATACTGTTGGCCAAGAGCTGTGGTTAAATCGGTAGCGCTTTGTGCTAGAGCTTGATTAAGTGCAGAAGATGAACCGGCATTTGCATCTACAAAACGCTGCTGAAGTGCAGGCAATATGGACTGTTGATATTGCATCATCGCAGGATCAACTACTGATTGCTGGAAAATATCTTGATAAGATTCAGGTGTTATCGGCTGTAGAAATTGCTGGAATGCATTCTGCGCTCCCCCTGCAATCCCGGGCGTCCCGATCATGCTGAGATATCGTTGTTGTTCCGGTGTCAGAAGGTTGATGTTCCCCTCGTGTTCCATTCCCCCGGTTAGCGTCTTCCCCATTTTCTTTCTCCGAATATTCTACTAATATAGACTTAGACCGCTTGAAGCCGTAGCGTTCCGAATGTTTAGGATAATTTGTAGTCCAGTAGATTTTATTTAATGATGCTTTTTTATGAATCTCGCCGACATGATCGATGAGTTTTTTGACTGCCTTACCATTACCCCAGTATTCTTTGTCTACTGAGTAGGTATGCACGAAGATATTTTTAGATAAAGGGTCAACGGTGAACCAGAGAAAGCCTTTAACGAGATTGTTGTCTTCTGCTAATACATATAAATGATTTAAAGGATTAAGTCTAGGCCCATGTTCAGTTGAGATTGCACAAGCCGTTTCTTGATATTTATAAAAATCTTCGACTGTATAGTCTCTATCTCTAACCTGTTCCACAAGGTATTTTGGAATATGGACAGGGTGAAATAATCTAATCCATCTCAAGCTCTCAATATTAGGCTGGCTCATCGTTTTGTCCTATGTAGCGGATGTGTCCAATTATTTGACCAGAACCCGAGTCGGCTATGGCTTGATTAGCTGTTGCTACGCCATCTCCAACACACCAAAATTCACCGTTGAAGCTGTTGGAAATTCCATTGATAACTAGGTTAGTTCCAGCCGTAAGCGTAACGTTGGAAATCTGAAGAATGCCGACAAAAGGCATTTCATCGACTAAGGCAACCTTATAAGGAAGCGTTAAGGCAAGGTTTCCTGTGGCGGCTCCGGCTGAAGACCATTCAACATCAAACCAGCAATCAGTTATCAATCCTTGGCGAAGAACCCATCCAACTTGGTGGGTGTATGTAAAAGTTCCGGCGATTGTCGTTCCCTTTAAAATTGGAGTCCAGTTTGACCTCCCTGGGTCAACATTTCTTCTTGTTGTTCCATTAAGGACATCGACCATATCGGCATACATGTTTTCCAGAGTATTTGTAAGCTCGAAGAAATATTGTTGATTATCTCCTTCTCTAACTCGATATGGAGGCAAGCTAAGTCGTTCTGGAAGTGTCAATTGATAACCCTCCTTCCGACTCTTTTGAAGACAGGTTTGTAGTCTTCTATTTTCACTGCACTATTTGATCCTGTCGTGCTAATCTTCATTTGGTGAAGATTCCCAACACCTCCGGCGATGATTCGTTTCCAGGCCTTAGTGCGATAATATCGATTACGGACGACTTGGCCTCCGAATGTATAATCATCGAATGCTGAACTGTCGACACCATCAAGAGTAAAATTGTCTTCATCTACAACTGTGATGGTATATTCATCGTTCACCTCTTCCATCCCTTGAACGGTATAGATAAAGATCGTATCACCTGTTGAAAGTCCATGATCAGCCGCTGTAACTTGGGCGGGATTTGCTTTCGTGATATTTGAAATAGAGGCAATATATCCAAGTGGTGGAAGGATATCGCTTAATTGTTCTGCATATTCATCGTTGTCACTGTCTTTCAGCAATGAAACAGTGATAAGTGTATGTTGATCTGTCTCAACGAGTATGTCAACGTATAATAAACGAGCTTCAGCACCTTCTCTAAGATAAGGATTCCACATATTTGTTGTGAGATTTGCCTCAATTGCAACACCATCATCACTTGCCGATGTGCCCATGAGATAGACAATTCCAGTTATAGAGCCTCCCAAGAAAGCATCTTGAGCCTCATTCCAATAGTAATCCTGAAGGGTTTCATCTCCCATTTGCTCTAGAGTGAAATCTAAATCATTGGCTGCGATAAAATCATCAAGGCCATAATCCTGGGAAACGTTTCCATAACCCAAACAATTCATGGCTATTTCGTATTCCGTAAAAGCCTTTGAGTCATCATCAAATATCAATGCTTTCGAGTTTTCATCGTCGTCTCGGTTTGCATATAACGTCCAAAATCTTTGATTATCATAATCTCGTTGACAATAGACCTTTCCAAATTCGCTGGCATTGACCTCATTGGTGGCAAAATCTTGAATCCTTGAATCAATTCTAGCTGTTTGGCTGGAATCGGTTGCCGTTATGCCGCGAAAACCAAAAGCAACCACATATTGATCATATTCCTGCGTTCCCATTTTTGCATTGCAAGCACGAAAGTCGTTGATCTTATCCCATCTAAACGGAAGTGCTGGATCAGAAGTCGGTCTTAAAGTCCAAACCGAATTGGTGAAGAAAACAATGATAGCATCTTGAAGTGACCCGGCAGAGATTATCTGTTCACCGGTTGGTGCGTCTACATAACCTCCTCCACCAGCTACAGTATCATCCCAATTACTTGGGCCTTGAGCTTGACACCATCTTGCTCTTTGTGGATGTTGGTTAACAAGACTTCCGTCATATTCATAGGTGTTTAAAACAATAAGGCGCTGCTTAAGACTAAAGATTAGCTTGCAGCCGTAGAGAACATTTACGCCACCTAGAGAAGGATTAAATAGCGTTGTCGTTTGACCTGTTCCACTCGCGTCATAATATCGTATGCCGTCTTCTGCTTGAAAAAAAAAATGTTTGCCATTTGTGAAATAGAGCCTGTTGTCAATTCCGCTGCTCTGCCAAAGATGCGCCCAAATGTAATCATAGACGCCTCCGCTCATGATTGCGGCTGAATCTAGTGGCTCGTAATCTTGTACGGCTCCTGTATTGAATTTATTGGCTCTCGTTGTATTAAAAGCAAGTCCTTCATAAGTCCCATCGCTCTGAAGAAAGCGGAAAATGCCCATAACGCGGTCCGTATCATTAATGACCTTGGCCGCTGTTCCTGCTCCTCCATACACACCATAGGCAAGTGTATCGACATTTAATTGAAACGCATCGAGAGCTGTGACTGTGATAGTGAAAATCACATTGTTGACCTGGGTCATGCCGACGACGCCAGCAATGTAAATTCTGTCTCCAGTGGTATAGCCATGATTGACGGCAGTAGTCACCACTCCATTAGCTGCATTTGTTATTGCTGATATTGCTTTTGTGGAGTCGGTCTTTTTTAACTGCCCAAATTCGGTATAGCCATCTCGCTTTTGTAGATATGTGTGATGTACATGGAAATTATTACACTCGGAAAAAGAATCCATTGGCGCAAGCCAATCAGATACATCATGCATTAATCCTGTTTGAAAAGGCGCTACCGAGATGGGTTGCATTAAAATGCTCCGATAATACTTACATAAAACGCTAAATTAACGTGAGATCCACTTCTGTCTTTTGTTTCTAATTGAAATGAAATTTTACTTGCTGCTAAACTTGGTACTGTTACAAGATTTATTCCAGCAGGAGTACTTGAACCAGGTCGGAAAGTTGTAAGATTGACTCCTACGTTGGCAGTTGTGAAAACTGCTGTAGTTTCCACATTATATACGCCAGTGCTGGGATTTGGCATTGCAGCTGTGGCCATATTTTGCCCATGTTGAAACACTCCTCCACTATTAAAATATCCCCACGCAGTAACAAGATTTCTGTTATCGCATGAAAAAGACGCGGCATCAAAAGTGATAGATGATGCTGCTATGCTTGTTGAAGAAGATCCCATTGAGCCATCTTGGCTTAACTGAATAACATTGCTAGCCTCATCGATTCCATAAAATTCAGCATTGGCACCATCATCTTTGCTAAAAATGATAAATGTGTCTGCGATTGCTGTTGGATCTGCTGGTTGACCGGCAGAAGTCCTCTCGATTAAATTGATTGCATATGGTTTAAATGAAGAATCTGCTGTTTGTATCGCCGACCAATTAGGGCGAATAACAGCACCTAAATCACGTATTTTCGTCGTATCTTGTGGTTCTCCTGGAACGAATGCCATTTTAGTCTCCTAAAAAGTTGGGGCAGAACGAGTGTTCAATAAATTTTGATTCGTGCGCTTCAGCACATATGCCAACTGTTCTTTGTAGAGGGCGGTTACTTCTGCGTAAGCGTCCATCTCCCCTAAATCGGCATGGATATCCCTTGAAGCTCCGTAGGCGATGCAGGGACCCCATTCTGGTAGGTCTGGGGTATCGGTAGCCTCTGCAAGAGGTAATACGATCGCCCAGGCTTTTACAAGAAAGCGATAGGCTGTGTCTGGGACGGGATAGAAGCGAAATTGGTTGTTGTAAAGCAAGACGGCAGTTGGCCTTCCTGGTTGAAACTGAACATAAGACAGATAGATGTTTTGCCCATCGGCGGGAGCTGAGTTGAAGGTAACAGAGATTGCGCCAGTAGAATAATTCACCGTCGCGCTTCCTCCATCACTTCCAGTGATGTTTACGTTTGAAGTCGTCCAAGTAGTGTTTGTGTCTTCAAATACCTCGACATTGTCAGTGATGACAATAGTATCAGGCATAATCGGAAAACTTTGGACTGTCGTAGAAAAAGCAGTCGTTGAACCATCACCAGTCCAAGGAGTACTTGATGTTACTTGTTCGGGATTTTGCATCAAGAAGGCCCCGGGATCTTGGTACCACAAAACCTCTAGATTATTTACGGTAGCAGGTGGTTCCCAGTTCGTATAAGTCGAATTTGGAAGTGTATAGGAGGCCACATTTGCCGATGTCAGAAAGGAATAATACGTATGTTTTCTTTCAAGTTTAAGTTCGGCAGGAAATGTGTACTGATAATATCTATTTATATAATCATCGAGCTGAGAATTGGAAAGCTCACTAGGTGTAAGCCTTCCAGTTACCTGCCTGACTTTATTTCGAATCGCTGCTAGATCCCATGTGGCCATCTATAAACCTATGCTGCAAAAGATTGAGTCATGCGAAAACGTGGCTTCTTGCCGATGTTCTGCTTATCCATCGTTCCGATTCCAGTTGGTCGCCAAGCCCAGATTGGGGTTGATGCGCCTTCAACATGCCGTGCAATGAATCTTGGAAGCCTGTATTTTCCACCATGGAAAAAATTGAATACGTGTGTTTTACCACCACCACCATACGAGAAAGTGTGAGTCACTCCAGGTTCTTCAAGATTGTAAAATTCGAATTCCTGTATCTCTCTTAGATACTTCTCTTCCTTTTCACTCTTTGGCTTCTCACCAACGATAGGAAGCGATTGCAGAAACTCATCTGATACTTTTTTTGTAGGAACTATGCCCATTTCTTTGTCTCCTTGATTAGATTGATAAAGGGGGGTGTTGTAAAGCTCTGGGGCGATACAACTCCCCTTTGTTTTAAACGACGTGTTCTTGGCCTTTAACGATAGCTACCATCACAGCGGAGTTGGCTCCGACTGGAGTAGTACCTACGGTAATGCCGCGAATAGCTACGTTATTGGTTGCAACTGCATCGCCACTAGAATCAGAAACTCTAGTCACCGCACCACCGGAAACATAAACGCTATATGCGGATGTGTTAGTCCCTGTAGTGATTGTGGTAGCTGTTACAGATGCAACAGTGTAAGTACCATTCAATGTGGTAGCCGTTTGGTCATCTGCAAGCTGGGATACAGAGATAGTATCTCCAGCCACAATGCCATATGGGCTTGTAGCATTGACGGTAAGTACGCCTGGGTTTGCATTTGTAAAGCCACTTACGGTAGGACCAAAAGTTGCGCCTTGTGCTAGCGGTGTAAAGCCGTTTGTCGTTCCGATAGTTCCAGCGTCTACGTCAAGAACGTATGCGTTGGGCATTGAAGAATTCCAATACCAGGAACCCCCGTTAGTAACGTCAACCGTTGTGATCTCTGCTACTGTAAATCCAACATCCAAATTCCTTGCTACAGCAGGGTTTGGGTTAGTCCAGCCAAAAGTCTGAATTTGTGCCATGGTTCCCTCCTATTAGCTATGGGTTGACATTACGTTAAGCATAAACGCATCATTCAAGATACGGCTAACGAATGGGTGTTGCCAGCCCACCGAGCCTCTCTGATGCAATGGGTCAGCGGCACCAGCAGAACCCAGAGGCTCTACATAGAACTCGCCACCTTCAGCGCCAAGGTGAACAACACCATAAGCTTCTTTACCAACAACAATGTTGTTGTATACGGCAGGAGATGCGCTTGAGACGCTTCCTACTGATGTGTAAAGCCAGCGGATGTTTCCTGTGGAACCCCACTCACCATCAAGCACTTTTTGGTTGCTTGGGTAGTTAGCAGAACTCAAGAAGTTAGCTACAGCTTCTAGATCATCGAGCAGGTTAGTGTCGATGTATCCGAAGAATGCTGGTCTAACTGGAGCTGTTGCGAACGCATCAGTTCCCTGAATTACATCAGAGATCATCAGAGCATCGTTGTTCAGCAGTGTTTTAACGGCTGCATCAAGATCGCTCTTAGTTAGCTCTGTTGGTGTATTTCCGTTAGTGCCGAAAGCGCACTGATAAACGGAAGTTGTAGAGGCAAGGACGTCTCTAGTAACTTCATCCATAGTTTGCGCCAAGTTCTGAGCAAGCAGACGAGCAGATTCATTAAGAACCCTGTCCTCGACGGTAAGTTCGACTTGGTTAGTGATAAGAACAAAGTTACCATAAAAATCTACTTGTGCCTTGATGTCGGTAGCGGACAGTGGTGCGCCTGGAGGCGTAATACCATCAACTAACGGAATAGGCACGGTTGATAGACGCGCATAGCGTCTAAATACGATGGTATCGCCCATCTTTTCAGGGAGTACTCGCTTTTGAGCAAAACGGCAGTACACGAGCATCGGGTATGCAGTCATAAGCAAAAGGCGGTCATAATACTCCCGAACAGCTGGAGGCAATACCGAGACGGTTGTCATCGTCATTGGTTAATTCTCCTAACGATATCCCAGGTTTTTGGAAACCATCTTGGAAAACTCATCGTCACTCATATCTTTATATCTACGTGCATTGTTCACAGGAGAGGTTGTACCTACGCTTGAAAGGGAACCCGCTTGTTGCGCGTTCTTGACTATGCGTTCTGCATCAGCGTGTTTCTTCTGTGTTTTGCTCGATGTCTTGTAGGCATCCGAGTTTTTGGCTAGATAGTAAGCTAATTCGTAGTCTTGAGTTTGTTGTAATGATTTTCTAAGCCCAGGGTTTTGTTTTAAAACTTCGGGTAAATAATTTGTGACTACCTCCTCGTAATCAGGATGCTTTTGCACCATCTTAAGCTCATCTAGTGTGACCTTGATTTGCTGCTCTTTTTGATTCAGAGCTTTTTTAAGGTCACCGTAGGTAAGGACATCATCATCAGAAAACTCTTCCTGTTGAGCCTTTTGAGCACCCATTTGCTGGGTTTGCATTAGTGCAATGTGATCCTTGATTGCGCGGAGTTCTTCTTGCAGATTCTGTCTTTGTGTGCGTTCGGCTTGAAGAGCATCGAGAGGAACCATTTGGTTATCTCGCCCAGCGCCTGATTGCAAGTCGACATGTCCAGAATCTACAGGAGCGGCGGCCTCCGTTATGTGTTCGCCCGTGCTGATATCTTCACTCATGTGGGTATCTCCTAGTTGAACGCCCGTTTGCGTATTATTAATACGAAGCCGGCGGCGCTATTTTGTTAAGTAAGCGTTAGCTAATGTGGATGTTTCTACGACAACGTCATCGCTAGGCTTGGCACCCAAAGCCTCAAACGCACGGATATCCAATGGAGCTTGAGGCATATTCACCTCCCACTTCGGAGGATCTCCAGATGCGTTATCTACTTCACCGATAAGCATCCCAACTTGGGATACTGGTTTCTTGAAGTATTCTTTGATGTGCTGAACCAAAGTGGGCTTCCCGTCAACTGCATTCTTTGAAGGCTTAGCGAAAATAACGATCCAGTAAGGTGTTTTATAATTTCTATTTCTATAAATTATGTCCTGGACACGCTTCTCGACTCCTTCGATGATTGCATCGCGGGTTTCCCCAGTCTCTTGTTTCATGTTGACTCCGTGTAAAGCGGATTTACATTAATATTTGTAGTCAAAGGCTTGACTTGGATATCCCATATTGCCTGGGTTGTACGAGGAAACCCCCGCATAGCCAGTTCCAACAGGGACGTTGCAGATTTTTGGCTTGCTCGCCTGCCCTAGATCACCGCGACCCATGCCTTTAGACATGTATTTGTCGTTATAGCTCTTAGCAGATGAGTCTTTATAGCCCATTTTCTTGGCCATATTGCCCTCCCATATTTTGTTGTTGCATTGGTGCTGTAGCACCAGACATTTGGGGCTGCTCGCCCAATGCTTCTTGACCTTTAGCAGAGATGACGACATCGTCGGATTTAATCTGCTCTTCTTTAGAGCGGCTCATCTCTTCCATCATTTGAATCATGCTGAAGTATTTAAGCAGGCGATCGTCATCCATTAACTGAAGCTCTTTCATAGCCTTAACTCGACTAAGAGCTGCGTCTGCGCGATCTTGTACAGCCTGGGATGCACGTTCATCTTCCAATCCCATATTTGCGACGGACCTTGTAAAGCGCTCTTTTCCGAGTGCAATATCAGAGATTGCTTTAGCCTGCATTGCCTGCATTTGGGCATTTAATACTTGTTCTTGGACCTGCTGAGCTTGTTGCGCTTGTTGAGCGGCTTGTTGTTGATTTTGTTCGATCTGCTTATCCAAGCCTGTTTTACCTTGAATTGGCGCAGCTTCAACAAGCATCGAAGGCGTGATCGGACTTTGGCCGTTAGCATTAGTAAGCTGATAGAGATCGACAAGCTGCCTGAAGTACATCTGTTTCTGTGTATCTGTCAGCATTCCCTCTTGTACAACGATGTCGTACTTTGTAAAGTCCTTGTTGTAGAACTGCTCGCTTGGCTTTTCATGCAAGACTCTCTCGACTTTTTCCGGAGACCACTGCTGTACAAGTTTGAGGATTTTCTGGGAGATATTTTTCTGAGCAAAGCGCAAGTTATCGAATACATCTTGTAGATTCACTAGAGATGCGCCCTGACGCAGCATCATCATGATGCCGGATTCTTGAGCATTTTCAGTTATTCCGAAGTTGGCATCGTTGATCCCGACGATATCCATCATGTCTCTATCAAAGAGTTCTTGCATCTGGAACATAGAAGGTGGAATCTGTGCTGGCTGGATGCGTTCTAAAGCATCTGGCTTTGCATCTTGACGCTTCCAGATGACTTTCCCTTGAGCTGTTTGGAATAGAGATTGTGGGTTTACAACGCAGTTTTCATCAGCTACCCAGCCAGAGTTTAGCTGAGAGTCCAATATATCGATCATCTGACTGCGGCGACGGTTACTTTCGCGTTGGGGATCTCTTTGGCAACGAACTAGGGACTGCAGTTTAAGCGACCAGTCGTCTGATTCGGGTTCCCACTGAGCAATAATAGGTGTAAAGCTGTATTCGTTTAGACCATATGGGTTGATATCCTTCTTCATCGGCTCATCATTTACGATGATATGACGCTCGATATACCTTTGTGGCCGCTTTACAATCTCTAAATTTGGGTAAAGCGAAAGCATCATCTGTTGACGATCTTTTGGCACGTCAAACTCGATGTACTCGCCAGTTTCAGAGTCAACAAGAAGAGGGATGTCTTTCCATTTCTGCTGGTAATATTCATTGTATGCCATCAGATCTTCGCCGGTAGGCATCCTCTGATATGGCATCCAGACGAACTTGTCGTCGCGCTCCCATCCAATATGGTAAAGTTCGTCAACATCCTTGCCACGGCCAGGTAAAAGCGATTTAACCTGGTCTGGTGATAGGTATTTACGCCTTATCATATAGTTGCAGTCAGACCAATCCAGCTGTGTAAAGTATGGATCGACAATGAATGATGAATACGGTTCTCTTCCTAGCTTGATATCACCATTGATTGGGTCATCTCGATAATCAACCCAGGTTGAACAGAGGTTCCATCCAGTTTTAAGAGCACCCCCAAAGCAATCGGATATGACCCGATAGCCATCTGCATAGTTCATCGCGTAAAGCAATAGCTGAGTTAGCTGATCTGCGGTTTGCTGGTCAGAATCTTCGATGGGTACTACAACAGAACTAAGCCTGTTCTTTCGCTGATAGCCGGTAATCATGTTGATATTTCGGCGAATGCGGTTGAAGACGAAGGTGTTTCTTCCTTCCTGGAATAGCTTGCGCTTTTCCTGGTCAAACCACTGATCTCCTAGCCACATCCGCAAATCCCTGTCAGCTTCTGGATAGTATGCATTCCACGCCGTGTATGCGTGCTCATATGCGGTTGTAAATGACTGTATAATATCTATATCAGTTGACATTATTTACCTGGATTGACATAATTACACTCAAACCAATTGATGGCTTGATGTATGAAAAAATTCATAGACTTGAAAGGGAAAATTTTTGGAAGTTGGGAAGTTCTTAAAAGGGCGCCGAACAATAGCAGTGGGTCTGCTCAATGGATTTGTAAATGCAATATGTGCCATGAGATTAAAATTGTTAGAAGTGATCATCTTTTGCAGGGAAATTCTACAAAATGCAAGGTTTGCCACAATAAAAGCTTTAATAGACGACATGGTCAATATGCTTCTAAGACCTATCATATTTGGGATTCTATGATCCAAAGATGTACAAATCCAAATGATCGGTCGTTTAGTTCTTACGGAGGAAGAGGAATACAAGTATGCGATTCTTGGAAAGAGGATTTTCTTAATTTTTGGGCAGACATGGGAAATAAACCTGAAGGTCTTACGCTCGAACGCGTCGATAATAATGGTCATTATTGCAAGAAAAATTGTAAATGGGCTACTCGTCAAGAACAGCTTGATAACACAAGAAGATCTCATAAAGTTGGTAATATTTATAAAAACTGGAAGATTGTTGAAAAATACCCCTATTCGAAAAAATCTAAGTTTGAGTGCATCAATTGTCATATAGAATACGTATGTCAAACAGTTTATATCACTTCTGGTAGGGCTGCGGCTTGCAAATGCAATAAAAAGGACACGTTAGATGATGATGATTATTGTATGAAATTGATCGAAGATATTGAAAAAAGACCTGAACATCCTATTCCTGCGGAAGAAGTCTGGAAAAAACTTAACATTTAAAGATGCCCATCTCAATTTATCGACGGAATTTCAGGGCCACCGTCTTTAGCTTGCATTGCACAAGCGGCTTATTAGAGTCCGCCGTCACGACTAAGAGGAATTATTTCTTAAAGCTCTTCAAGGTCTCGGCAAGAATTGCGCGCTTTTTTGTGGTCGGATTCTTGGACTTGGCAGCTTTCTCAAGCTTTGCAGCGGGGATATCTTCGCCTTTTTTTACGCCTAGCGTTTTCCTGAGGGAGCCTTTATTCTTTATAGCGCCTTTGATCCAATTCTTTGCCATTTTAAAAAATTCCATATATTTTTTTGTCTATTACATTAAGATTATGCATTAAAGTCGACAAAGCCGAGAGATTGGTTTCCGATTGCTCTGTGAAAAAATCGTGTTTTGCTTTTTCGTATCGTTCTTCCCAAATCTTTTTTTCTTCTTGGAGAGATAACTTCTTTATATTCTTGAGTACCATCTTTGCTCCATGCGGGCAGCCTCTTCTGCTGACATGCTTGGGCCTATACGTTCGAAGAAATGCGATGCGAGCGCGTACCTTTGGCTGTCCATCGTGTGATCATTTTGTTTTAAAGGCTTGTCTTCACCACGTTTGCTTGCCGCGGCGTCCCAGAGGTAGTTTGCATATTCTTTTATAGTATTAACACAATTTCTATTTATTTTGTAAGTCCCATTCATTAACAATTGCGCTTGAAAACGGATGCCTGGAACAACATCGTTAATTGCGTCTCGAATATTCTGTATTCCGTTGCGCCTAAACTCTTGTTTTAGCGATGCCGCCGATGGGTCAATATAGATAGCATCCACGTATACATCGCCTATAAACTCAATAAAATCTTTCGCATATTCATAGTCACTCTTTTGGCGTAATGTCTGACGGCTATCATAATAATATTCACGCTCTAGCCACATATTTGGGTAAGCTGATGGATTGTATCCAATAAGCACAAACACGCAGGGGTTAGT